ACCAGAATAATTAAGAACTTCCATAAAAGCCCCTTGTGTATTTACAAATTGCCTTGCACTAATATCCACGGATTGTTGAACCGAAAACGCACCCGCCTCACCATCTTCTGCATTGGCAACCACATGACAAGTATCGGTTGCATTTGTTCTACCAACTAATGCAACATGCCCGTCAGTTACTCCATTTTTAAAAACAGTAGTCCATCCACTATTAGTTCTTGTTTGTTGAAACGTAGTTGTTCCCTGAATAACCGTATTGTTTGTTGTTAACGTACTACCCGCCGTTAATACCTGCTGTAATGTAGGCGTAGCACCGCCTCCTGTACTATCTTTAAACTTATAAGTAGTACCGTTCTTTAGCCAAAAGATTGAGTCTTTACCCGCAACTCGCCAAAGGGAATCTACAGCCCCGGAAGTGTACCCTGCCGCCCCTGTAATTGCCGACCACTTAGTACCATCCCAATAATATAAACCCGTTCCTTTCCTGGCTATGTGCGTTTTACCAACACCCCACAAAGGGACATTTAAAGTGTCCGAAGGGATATAAATTAACGTATCTGCGCCGGTTCTTTTAAACCCTAAGCCGTAAGTATTCGCATAAGGTAACACCTGCGCCTTAGTTAAAAAAGAAACCAATACCAAACAAACTAAAATGATTATTTTTTTCATTACTCCCATATTATAAAGTCTAAAATTTCTCCATCAATTAAAGCATCACCGGTCTGAAGATAAACCACTCCCGTACTGCTTAAAATACCTTTACGATCTCCTAAATCAGTACCCACTACCTGAACCTTGTCCGAATCCGTTGGTAAAGTAGTTATAGCCCTCTTGTAAAATCCTGCCCGATAAACGGCTAAAACTATCTTTCCGGCCAACCCCGTAACAGTAAAAGAATTATCCTCAGTCCCGTTACTTGTATAAGTTAATATCCTTGTCCTTGCCATGTCAAAATCATTTTCAAAAGTTACATCAGTCGCAGGTACCTGACACCTGTCAGCTAAAAAGTCCACATTTATCCCTGCCTCTAAAATACACCCCGCCGCCATATCGTTGATAGCCTCAGTAACGGGAGTTAAAACACCGGTATTTTCTATTTCCCAATCATCCTCGTAATACATTAGCATTGCCATAAAATCAGCCGCCACACTCGACATATCACTTAAAACCTCTGTTTCATTTCCTTCCGTGTCTGTACTAACTAAAACACGATCTAAAAAATAAAGCCTTACGTTGTACCGCTGCATGTGTTCCGATCTGCTTATACTCCCCGGAGTTAACTCACAGAAACAAGCCGGATAAGCAATATCTGACTGGTCAAACTCCCAGGGATCCCCAAAATAAAAACTATTTATCTGGTCGTGGCTTAGTGCCAACGTTCTTAGCCGGTTGTTTATCTGGTTTAATGTTAAGGCCATGTTTTAAAAAATACTGTTTTAATTTTTCTATGTTTTTCTTACTGGGTTTTTTATTCACGGCAATTATTTTTGTCCATAGATTGTTCGATTTCACCGCCTAAATAAATCGGCATAGTATATGAAGTGTCCTCCGGTACGATCGTGTCAAACTCATCACCCGGATTTACATACTCTGGTAAAAAAGTTTCATCGGCCTGCGCCTTTAAATATTTATTCAACCTATCGGCATACCACTCAGCTTTCCTACGATACACATTACTAATGTCTATTAGTTCAGACATATTAGGTAACTCCGTGTTATCTCCTGACTTACGAAGTACACCTTTGTTCCAAAACTGGTAAGAAATTGCAGTTGGTAGTGTCGCCAACACGTAGTTGAGTAAGGGATCGATAATATAATCATCTAATAAATCTTTGTAGTCGCCTGTAATCGTTCCCGCATCGACATCGTTAATAATCTTGTTGTAAAGTGCTGTTCCTAAAATAGGGAGGATGTACATATTCTGCGCATCCTTAATTTCAGGGTAAAGCAACTTTGGATCAATGTTACCGTGTACCGCTGTACGATCTTTCAGAATATCGTCTGAAATCAATAAAACATTTTTTGCCATCTTACTTTTTCTTTAATACTAATAATCTTCTCCATTCGTGTCTGCACTTAGGTCTATCACCCCAAAACCCGCCGGCCCTGTCGAAAACAGAATACCCCAACCTTTGGGATATTGTTTCAATTTCTGATCTTGTGTAAACCCTGTCAAGTTCAATCAGCCTTTTGCAAAAAGGTCTTGTGGTTTCAATAATCTCCGGCCCTTTGGCTAAAGGTCTTTTCTCGTAAGTATATTTTACAAACACATCTATTGTTTCCGGTTTGGGCCGGTAGTCTATCACTTCCGGGTTTATAGCCCTTTCTATTATCGTATCAACCCCGATAACCTTTTGCGTCTGTGTTATTACACCCGATTTAGTTAGCTCATCTATGCGCCTGGAAACGTACTCAGACGAAGATTTAACCGCCGCCGCTATATCCTGAACCGTTGCTCTCTTGTCTTTTTTAAGCATATTCAGAATATTAGAATCCACCTGACTTAAATCTTCAAACTTCATATCCACTTCATCAAAAGCCATTGACCTTACAATGGTAAAATCTTGCTTTGCCTCGCCGCAGGTTTCAAACATTGCCGCCACTTCCATTTCGTCATAATCAGCGGAAAAACTTTGCTCTTCAGTTAAAAAGGTTTCTATGTCGGTATCTGAAAGGCCGTAACTATTTCTTAGTAATATTTGCGCCTCTTGTTTGTTTAACTTACCATTTCTGTACTTAGTTAAAACTCTCTGAAGCTGCTGAAACTGTCTGCCTGTTAGGTTCTTTAAATTCTCATTTACCGGCCCCATTGGTTGATTAGGTGTAATTTGTTCATCCGGGTATTTCTCAATATCTATTCCCAACTTCTCAAACACCCATTCCCTAGGTAACACTTCTTTAAAATCAATCGGGTTTAACGTCTGCGCAATCGGTTCTACAGGGATAAGTTTTGACGGTAGTATATTAACCAAAGGCATTAACACCTTAGCCACATCTTCAACCGCTTGTTGTTTGTCGTTAATATAAGTGTTCTTAAATATCTCGTATGCCTCCGTGATCTCACTCCTGCCCCCTAATTGTCCCTCGGTACGAATACCGAAAAGCATAGGCGAAGTAACTAAATGCCCGGAGAATATCTCGTTCTGAGTAGTTTTATTTAACTGGTCGAAAAGTTTATCTAAATCAGTAGTGCTTAAATCCTGAACTATTGGCGCTTTCGCCGGATCAGAGTTAAACACTAACATAAAGTTCCCTGAATTCTCACTACCGGCAAACTTTGCTTTAAAGTCTTTTTCAATCTGTCTTTTTATATCCGCTGTAGGTTCCCCGTTATTAAAGACGATCATCTTTGAACTAAACATTCCGTTTTTAATAACCGAAAGATTGTACTTTGAAATTTCTACATCGGTTTCAATATCATTCAAAGCCCCGAAATACCCAGGTAAAGGATATTCCTCACTCCCAGGACGATACTCGTCATAAGCGAAAACCTGTACACCTTTTTTATTTAACGGATCGAAATCGGGAATAAACACCGGTTTGTAATCTGGATTAGTATATTTTTCCCACTTCTTAGAATACCAATATCCGTTTTTTTCTTTTGCCCTTCTTAGGTACTGAAAAGGCAAATGTCTTAACTCTGCACCGCCGCCCATCTTCCACACTACCTCAATCCTGCCACCTCCGAATAATTCAACGTCAGTAATAACTTTACGAAATACCTTGTTAAAGGTTTCACCCATAGGGTTTACCGGTACATTTCCACTCTCAAAACCTTTACCGAAAATATAAATTACCTTTCCGTTGATAATAGCGTTATGGTTTGAACTTTTATTGTATAAGTAAAGTAACTGCTCAGGAAATTTATTATCAGAGCCGAACAAAATCCACTCCTTAGAATTTACCTCTTTAAATTCAGGCAATTTATTATCAGCAAAGCCTAAGAAGATTATATTATTAAAATTATCCATAATTACCCGTTGTAAGATTTATAAGACGTTTCCTCGTTGTACATTTCATAACCAAAGTCAACTGCAGGATTTAATACCAATATTCCGTACTCCACTAACGTTAACCCCGTTGGGTCTGTGTTCGTGCTACTGGCCTGCTCGTACACTTTATAAGTATATTCACCTTGTGGCTTGTTTAAAAAGACAACCGATGTATTTAAGGTGAATTTATTATACCTGTCAGGGTATGAACTTTCATCTTCAGCGAAGGCAAATATCTTTGTAGCTTCAAATCCCTTAGGGTTTGACTCGAATAAAAAAAGGTAATAACCCGTGTCAAGTGTCCTTTTTTCGTTTAAGGTTACGATAATTTTTTCAGAAGTTTGCCCCTGAGTTAAACTAAGCATAATCTAAAAGGGCAAAAGTTGAATTTGTGCCTAATAAAAAAAGCCGCCCTTTTGAGGCGGCCCCACACACTATAACCCAAAACTAAGGAGTTGTTAAACCTGCTATGATATTCGAAGCCACTTCCCAGGCTTGCTCTACGTTGTCACTGGTAAAAGTCAATTCGTAACCATTCCTGTCACCCATTGCGGTTCCAGAACCGGCCCGACCTCCCGACCTCTCCAGGCCGTTCTCTTTACCTAAAAGCCAATATTTAGAGTTTCTGTCCTCGACAACGGCAATCAATCTATTCTGAGCAAGTAACTTAATTTCCTCGGAAGTTGAAGCCTGCATCTTGTTTAAGATAATAGAAAGGGTTTGAACGTGAAAACTTGTCCCGTTCTCTGCGCTATCATTATAAGCCTCCTCGAAATTAGAAGTACCCCTTTGGAGATTGTATTTATAGAATTTCCCGTTATTCGCCTTAGCTATTGCCGAAGCTGTACCGCCTGATTCCGTTACCCCGGACACGTTATCAAACTCGATTAAATAAACCGATTTGATACCGCCGGCAGAATCTCTACAACTAAGACTATAACCTGATGTTAAAGCACAAGCCATTTTAAAATTATTTAAAGGGGGTTATTAGCCCCCTTGTTATTTATGAATTAGAATACTCAACGATCTCCTGAGGGAAGGCAAACTGCCAGCCTCTGCGATACCTGAATGAATATTTAACGTCCTGATCGTCTTTGCTTTCCCACAGATCCGCTTGCTCTTCCTCACCTTCAACGTCTACACCGATAAAGATATTTCTACCGAAATCAACACCGAAGATGAAAGGATTATCACCACTGTTAGAACCCAAACCATCAAGGCCGTGTACCGGAACCAGTTCATGTACTGAACCTTCAACCATGATACCTTTCTGATCTCCGTTTGCAGGGAAATGATACAGGTTATCAATAAACATTTTTTGCCTGTAAAGTTCAGCTATATCATAACCGCAGTAGATTTTGAAAGCTGCGTTACCCTTGTAAACGTTAGGAACTTTTGCAACTACATTCTGCATGATAGTTCTCACGTTTGTAGTTGTAACCGGCCCTGCTACCGCTGTAGCTACCTGAGTAGTGGAAGCTGCTTTAATCAATTTAATCAAACCGTCATAACGGTTAAGATACGCATCTGTTGAAGATGTATCACCCTGCCAGTCCATTTTCTCCTGGTGAGCAACTATCTGAGCAACCAGATCGGCTATCATTGCTGCCGGGGCATTGCTTTCATCGTACTTTTGACCACGCTTTAAAAGAAGTTGTGTCCACTTAGCTTCCAAATCTCTGAAGCAAAGAGTATCCTGATATTTCACCGGTTTAGTGGTGATTTTCCTTTGTGTAAAAGTAGTTCCACCGCTTGCCAAAAAAGAACAAGCCGCACCATCCTGAGGGATAGGGGTACTTGTTAAAATCTGTAAAGCTGCTTCACTGTTTACACCGGTTTGGATATTGGCAAATGATGCAG